TTGCGTTGATACCGGAAAACACAACATGCTTAGCTATGATTACTGAAGCTAACATTGCGGAATATCAAGGCGATGAATATATCAATTTAGCGTGGACAGTAAACAAACCAGACGCATATAAAAATCGAAAAGTGTTTCAAAAAGTGCGCGTATTTGACGCAGACACAAAGAAACGCGACAAGGCTTTAAATATGCTTGCAGCTATTGATAAAAACGCTGGTGGAGTATTAGCACAGTTTAATGCAGCACCAACCAATGTAACGTTACTGCAAATAATGAATAAACCCATGCTAATTAAAGTTATGGTTTGGGAGATAAACGACAAAACAGGCAACTGGGTTGCAGCGGTATCACCTCGCAGTGTTGAAGAACCTGTGCAAGCAATTAAAGCAACGCCAGAAATTGCTGATGATAATTTCGATGTTCCATTCTGATAATTAACTAAACAACTGCACACGGACGTGCAATAACTAAAGGTGAATAAAATGATAGAGCAAAGAACACCAGAATGGTTTGCACAACGAAAATATCGCGTTACAGGTTCAAGCGTTGGCGCAATACTTGGATTATCCCCATTTATGAAACGTGAAGATGTCATGCGCAACATGGTGCGTGAATATCACAGCGCAGAGCGTGAGTTTAAAGGCAACCAAGCCACAGAATATGGCACGTTCCACGAAGATTTGGCAAAGATGGATTACCAGTTAAAAACTGGTGTTATGGTAGAAAAATGTGGATTTTATACTTATGAAAATTGGCTAGGTGCTTCACCAGATGGATTTGTTGGTTTTGATAAACTAATTGAGATTAAATGCCCATACGGTCAACGCGATAAAATCCCGCCAATGTTTAAAAACTTAGCGCAGCAGCCGCATTATTATGCGCAGATTCAAGTGCAATTATTTGTGACGCATATGGCAGCGTGTGATTTTTATCAATGGTCGCCAAACGGTGACCAATTAGAAACCATTGATTATGATCGTGAGTGGATAAACAAACACCTGCCAATTCTAAAAAGTTTCCATGACGAGTATTTGATTGAGCGTGATAAACCAGAAAAGTATTTGCAGGATAAACGCGCCACCAATAACGCAAACTCGACAGCGTACCGCGTGGAGTATTATTTTGAATTGTCTGCGCAGATCGCAGAACTTGAAGCCATTAAAAAAGGCGTGCTTGAGCATATTGTTCGAGATTGCAAAGAACAAGACAGCGATATCAACGGGCATAAATTAACCAAAGTAGTCAAAAAAGGCGCGGTGAGTTACGCCAAAGCCGTCAAAGAATTGCTACCTAACGCAGATTTAACGCCATACATGGGTGAAGCTAGCGAGTATTGGAGGTTGTCATGAAAGATTACAAAGATTTTTTAAAAAATAAAACAACAAAAAAAATTAATAGCGGTTTTGATATTTGTGAAACAAAACTAAATAGCAATCTTTTCGATTTTCAAAAATTCATTGTTAAACGCGCTATTAAAAATGGCAAATATGCCATATTTGCTGATTGCGGACTTGGTAAGACGCTTATGCAATTATCATGGGCGCATGAAATTAGCAAATACGAAAAAAAACCTGTTTTGATTCTTGCGCCATTAGCTGTTAGCGGTCAGACAATAGCAGAAGGTAAAAAATTTGATATTGATGTTAATAAATATGGCACATCATCAAAGATTCAAATTATCAATTATGAAAAATTAGGTGATATTGAAACAGATCAATTTTGTGGTGTTGTTTTAGACGAATCATCAATTTTGAAAAATTTTGATGGTAAAACAAAACAATTGATTATTGATAAGTTTAAAGAAACACCATACAAATTGGCTTGTACTGCCACACCATCACCAAATGATCCAATGGAGATAGGAAACCATGCTGAGTTTTTAGATGTAATGACACGAAACGAAATGCTTGCAATGTATTTTATTCATGATGGCGGTGAAACTGCCAAATGGAGATTAAAAGGACACGCTAATGATATTTTTTATCAGTTTATAGGGTCATTTTCAGTGATGCTATCAAAACCGCATGATATTGGTTTTGATTCTAACGATTACATTTTGCCGGATTTAAATTTGATTGAGCATGAAATCGTTACGGAAAAACAACAAAACGGCAGAATTTTTAATGATGATTTAACAAATGCAATGAATTTTAATCAAAATCTGCGATTAACTATGAATGATAGATTGTCTAAAGTTGCAGATTTAGTTAATTCAAGTGATAAATCGTTTATTGTTTGGATAAAACAAAATGAAGAAGGCGAAGTATTACGCAAACTAATCAATGACGCTGTAGAAGTGAAAGGCAGTGATTCGCCAGAAAGCAAAGAAAAAAATCTATTGGGATTTGCAAATGGTGATTTTAGAGTGTTAATCACTAAAACCAAAATAGCGCAGTTCGGTTTGAATTATCAAAATTGCCACAATCAGATATTTGCATCACTTGATTTTAGCTTTGAGGGTTTATATCAGTCAATTCGTAGATCATATCGTTTTGGTCAAAAAAACAACGTCAACATTCATTTAATTACTACAGATTCAATGAAAAACGTATCTGATGCAATAAAAACAAAACAACAACAATTTGAAAAAATGCAAGAGCAGATGAGAATTACAATGACTAATATCGTAAATGATAGCCAAATATCAACGGATTTATTTGATACAACCCCAGATAATAACAAATACTATAATATTCAGCGTGGTGATTGTGTTCAATTGATAAAAAATATTGATGATGAATCTGTTGGGTTAACTGTTTTTAGCCCACCATTTGCCGAGCTTTACACATATTCAAATCATGTCGAGGATATGGGAAATTCAAAAGACTACAAAGAATTTTTAATGCAGTTTTCATTTTTGGTAAATGAATTATATCGCGTTATGAAATCTGGCAGGAATGTGGCTGTGCATTGTATGGATTTGCCAATTCAAAAAGGCAAAGAGGGATTTATCGGCTTAAGAGATTTTAGCGGCATGATTCTAAAAGTTTTTGAAGAATGCGGTTTTATTTATCATTCTCGAATTACCATATGGAAAGATCCTGTTGTCGAAATGCAAAGAACTAAGGCTCTTGGATTACTTCATAAACAAGTTAAAAAAGATTCTACCATGTCAAGAGTGGGTATTCCCGATTATGTGATGGTGTTTAGAAAAGATGGTGAAAGATTTGATCCTGTAGCCAATACCGATATATCTGTTGATATGTGGCAAAAGATAGCATCACCAGTTTGGAACGACATTAACTATGGGAAAACACTACAAGGATTTAGAAACGCTAGAGAAGATAATGATGAAAAGCATATTTGTCCACTTCAATTAGAAACCATTGAAAGATTGATTTTACTTTATTCAAACAAAGGCGATACTGTTCTAACGCCTTTCATGGGCATTGGTAGTGAAGTATATCAAGCAGTAAAAATGGAACGATTTGGGATTGGTTTTGAATTAAAAGAGTCATATTTTGAAATGGCTAAGAAAAATTTAAAATCAGCAATTTCAGAAAAAAGTCAAATAAGTATTTTTTAATTATGAGAATGCGTCCATACCAACAACAGGCGCATGATGACTGCATTGCGTGGGTTCGCAAGAATACCGCGCCATGCGTTCTTGAATTGCCTACAGGTGCAGGTAAATCCATCATTGTTGCTGAAATAGCAAACTCATTAAACAAGGTAAGCAAAGGCAAACACGTTTTATGTATTGTACCGAGCAAAGAATTGCTGGAGCAAAATGCCGATAAGATTCAAGCCACAGGCAATGCGGTTTCATTGTTTAGCGCAAGCGTTGGTGAAACCTGCCTTGCTAATCCATTAGTGGTTGGAACGCCTGTCAGTATTAAAAACCAGCTTGAACGTTTTGGCAGTCAATTCTGCGCAGTGATTATTGACGAGTGCCACAAGATTACGCCAACCGTTATTCATATTATTGATCAGCTGCAGGTATTTAATGAAAACCTGCGCATTATTGGGTTATCAGCTACACCTTATCGTATGTCAACGGGTTACATTTTTAAACACGATTTGCGCGGTGTAGCATTGCATGAAAGCAAAACACGCAACCCGTATTTTGATAGATTGATTTACAAGATCACCGCGCGTGAGTTAATCCAGCAAGGTTATCTATGCCAACCCGTAATTGGTGCAATCCATAGCAAACATTATGAAACGCTAAACATGCAAACTAATGCAATGGGTAATTTTAGCAAAGATGATATTGACAAGGCGTATCACGGCAAAGGCAGGTTAACGGCTGAGATTGTCGCGGATGTTATCGAGCAATCGCGAGATCGTAAAGGCGTGTTATTTTTTGCGGCTACGATTCAACACGCGGGTGAGATCATGGAATCTTTACCGCCAGAATTATCAGCTATTGTCACAGGCTCAACGCCAGCTCGAGAGCGTGAAATAATCCTGCTTAAATTTAAAGCGCAGATTTTAAAATATTTAGTAAATGTGGCGGTTTTAACAACTGGATTTGATGCACCTCACTGCG